ATTGAAGTAGCACTTAATTCCCTTGGGATAAATGTTATTCTTTGTGTAGCTATTGTTTCTTTTAAAATTATCGTATAATATTTTTAATTATAATAAATATAAATAAGAATTGTTTTAATAGTTAAATATTTGTTAAAGTAAATTTTGTATTATAAAGTTTTATATATTTGTCAAAAAAATTAAAAATAAAAATTATGAATGAAAAACAAGAAGCAATTAATTTAATAGGTAAATTTCAAGATTTAGTTTTAGTAAATAATTATGATGAACCTGATTTTGAAAGGCAAAAAAAATGTGCTATAATAGTAATTGAAAAAATATTAGAATTATTACCAACAATAGATTATGATAAACAAGGAGAAGATTATGAATTTTTATACGATTGGTATAGTGGGGTAAGAAGAGAAATAGAAAGTATGTAAAAAAAATAAATATGGAAAAAACAATAATGCAATATCTATTAGATTTAATAGAATCAAGATTGATGTTAAATAATGAAAAAATAATTTACAATATTGATACAAATTATTTTTTAACAAAAGAACAAGAACAAAAAGATGATTTTGCTTTAAGATTTGCACAATGGTATCATTCATCTAATAATAATGAATATCATTTATATCCTAATAAAAATATAGAAGAACATTTAAAAATATTTAAAAAAGAAAAAGGGTACTAATTTAGCACCCTTATTTTTTATACAGATAATAATTTATTTAAAATTGTATCTAACGCATTTAAATTACCACTTACTTCAGATTTTGCTTTTTGAACTTTTTGTAATTCAGAATCTAATCCTAAATCTTTTATAAGTACTTCAGCTTTATTTAATTCTTTTAATAATTCTCTATTTTTATTTATTGAAACTTGAGTAAGTTTTGCAGCTTGTGATTTTAAATCTAATGCTTTAATAACTTCTTTATTTGCTTCAGCTAATGCACCTTTTAAATCTTCATATATAGTAGCTAATTCAACTTTTTGTGTAGCTAATTCTGTTTTGAATAATGTATTCATTACTCTTTTTAATTCACTCATTTTTTTATATTTTTAAAAGTTATTGTTTTAAAAAAAGGGATTTCTAATTAAAGTAAACCCCTTTTAAAAAAAACAAATAATAAAATTATGCTACAGTACCTTCAACAATAGAAGCTAAAATACCAGTAGTTAATGGTCCAGTTACAAAGTTAGCAGCTACAGGTTCCATTCCTTGAAATTCCATTTTATACCCACTCATATCAGCCATAGCAGCACCATTTGAAATAGTTGCAGTTACTAAATCCATACCTTTAGTCAAACCTGCCATAAAGAAGTTTCCATTGTTATCTTCAACAATAACCTGTGGTCTACCATAAGAAAGTAATTTAAGTTGCTTGTTATCAGCAATAGTTAATTTAGCTAAACTTAAACTTAATTTTTGGTCTACAAATGTAGTTCCATTTTCTCTTGAACTTGTTACAGTTTGTTCAAAAGTTGAAGTTCCCTTCAATTCATATTTATAACCAACAGGTGTTCCACCTAAAGCAGTTATAACATCTTCTTGTCCTGCCGTTGCAGAATAAGTTACAGTTGTTGCATCACCCCAATTAATGAAGTATACAGCTTTTAATCCACCTACTGAATTTTTACATTGTTCAGCACGTCCTAATGATATATCGCAAGGCATAGTCTATATATTTTAAAGTTAATAAAAAAGGGCAGATAATATTACCTACCCTTTATTTTATAATTATGCTGCAGGTGTGTAAAGAACGATATCAGAACTAATTCCGTATTGAACACCAGCTGTAAATCTCATTACAACTCTTACATTTTCTGAACCGTCGATATCAGCAAGGTCAATTAATTTAACTTCATTGTGGTCAGCTAATAAACCTGTTCCGAAATATAAGTTAGATTTTTGAGCAGCCATCATATAATCGTTAGCTAATCCGTTTGCAACAAAGATTTTAACACCATCAAAAGATAATGAACCATTGTTAAACCATTGTGTTCCTTGTGAGTTTGTACCATTAGCACCTAATCCACTTGCACCAAATCCACCTAAAGCACGTACATAATCACGAGCTACAGATTGTGAAACGTAAAGATATAAATCTTCTTTTCCGTACAATGCAGCAGGAATAGCATCTACAAGTTTACCAAGTTCACCGATAACGTTTGCAGCAGTAATTCCACCAGCAACAGGAGAAGCAACATCAATAACTCCTGCATCAGCAGTAGCTAATGTTACAAATCCATCAAATTCTCCTGCAGTAGCATTAACACCTTTCCAAATATTGTTTTCCATTTTCTCTGCAACTTTAGCAACAACGTGTGCTAAAATAAAATCAGCAAAAGCAGGTGGCAAGTTATCAAATGCAGAATATCCCATTTGAACGGCTTCCCAATCCGATTTAAACGTTTTTTTACAAAATTCCAAATTTACTTGGAATTCTTCAGGAGTCAAAATTCTTTCAGTTAAAGTAACTGTAGAAGTAGAAGTAAAATCACAAGTAGCATTTGCAACGATTGAATCAGTAGCAATTTTCTTGATAACCTCTTTGTATTTTACATTTGGTTTAACTTCGATTCCACCATTTGCAATAGTAGAACCTGATAATAATGCAGCAGAAATATACTTTCCAGCAAATTCTCCAGCATAAGTAGTAGTAACATTTGTTGTAGTAGCCATAATTTATTTAATTAAAAAGTTTTGCCATAACTATATCTTGTGTAGTCATTTGGCGATTAGTTGATATTTTATTTAGTTTAACTTCGTTTTTAACTTCAGGAGAATGTGTTAATGGTTCAACAACAACTTCTGAACTTAATTCTTGTTTTACTGATTTTAATTCAGCAATTTCAGTTCTTAGTTTTTCAATTTCAGCAAAGAACATTTCTTTAGAAACTGATTCAACAATTCTTTTAGGAGTTGCAACTGTTTCCGCTTGTGCTTCAACCTCAACTTCTACTTCAGTTTCAGGTGCTTCTTCTTCTTCAACTGCAGGTTCTTTAATTTCAGCAATAATACCTTCAACGGCTACTACTAAAATCATTCCATCTTCAAGTTCGTATTCACCTACTGGCATTGCAATACGTTCTTCACCGTTTACTATAAAAACAGCTTGTTCAGGTTCAAAAGCATCTGCTTCGATTACTGTAACGCCATCTTTAAGTTTCATTTGGGCGAGTTTTATCTCCATTCCCAAAAGCGTTTTAATTTCGTTAATCACATTCATATTTATAAGTATTTATAGTTTAAATTAATATTATTTATATTTGTTATAAATTACGAACTTACATTAGTTATAGTTCGTGTATTATCTGTATTAGTTGTTACAACAACTTGTTGATTTGTTAAACTTCCTATTCCTTGTTCTTGCAATTCTCCATTACAACATTTTGAACTGTATGTTCCATCTTTACATACGCAACCTCTTTTACCACCTTTTGGTGAACTTGTTTTTTGTCCCATAATTTTATTTATTAATTTCAGCATTATTTATAATTGATTTTATTTTATCTAATAATTCTTGTTCTTTTGCTAATTCTAAACTCATTTCTAATTTGTCAGAAAAATATCCTTCAATAGAAAATCCTTTGACTTTACCTGTTTTAACAAAGTCATTCCATATAGCTTCATTATTTACTTTCATTGAAACCATCCAAGTTCCTACGGGTGCATTTAAGCCATACTTTTTAGATTTATCCATATCTACATCTTCAACTATCCAAGATTCAACTACAGTCAAATCCTTTAGTTTCTTTTCGTGTTCTAATGTAGCATTGTTTTGATTGCTATTCATTAAGAATAATTCACTTGCTTTGCGTACTGTATCTTCTGAAAAGAAAATATAATATTCATCATTACCATTTCTACGATAAATGTTTTTATTAGGTATTAATGCAGCACCCATTAAAATCTTTTTTTCATCATCTACTTTTGCAAGTTCTAAATGTTCGCTTAATGCAATGAAGTTAGATTCTATTGCAGGAAATTCTACAATTGAAACTGCATCTATCCCACTTAACTTTTCGTTTTCGTCTATTATTAATTCTACTATTCTCATATTATTATAATTAATTTAATTTTTATTTGTTTTATCCTATTGATGCTGATTGTATAATATTTCTATTTAATGCTTGTGCTGTAGTTACATTACTTGCTACTACGTATGCTTGAATAGGTTGTTGTTCTTTTGAACCAATTGTTTGTGCTAATTGATTTGTTGAACTTGCACCTACTACATTAAATGCAGGAGGAGCCATTGCACCACCACCTGTACTTTCATTACCTGCAGAACCTGTTGGAGAACCACCACCACCCATAGCAGATAACCCTTTTGCAGTTGCAGCTATTGTACTTGCTATTCCAATTCCAGCACTAACATTATTCATAGTAGATTCAGCAGCAGCTAATGCAACACCACCTGGAAGTAATGCATATTTTAATTTAGCAGCAGCATTTGCAGCCTTTGTATTAATAATAATTTTAGCAATACCTGCAGCACTTTCAGCAATTAATAATGCTTTTTGTAATCCTTTATTTTTTTCAAATAAACCTTTTAATAAACCAATTCCTGAAGATATATTATTAAATGTAGCTTCTTGAATTCCTTTTTTTGCTTCTGCTACTGCTTTATCATTTTCAATTACTCTTTTATTAGTTTCAACTTGATTAGTAATTAAAGCATTATCTATTTCTTGTTTCTTAACTTTATATTCGTTTTCAGCATCTAATCTTGCTTGTGTTCCTAAAACTGCACCATCTATTTTTAATTGTAATCTTTCAAGTTCAATTCTTTTTTCTTCTTCTAAATTCAGCCTTTGATTTTCAAGTTTTTTTAATTCATCAGTTTCTAAACTTTCATTAAATTTCTTTTGTTCAATTCCTAAAGCATTTAAATTTTCTATTTCACTTTGTCCTAAAGCTATTTTTTCTTTTTGTAATGAAATGCTATTTGCAATGTTCTCACTTCTTAATCCTTCTATTTGAGCAAGTACACCCTCTTTATTAGCTAAAGCATCAGTAACGGCAGCCTGATTTTCTATGCTTTTATTCATATTATAATTAGCTTGTGCAGCAGCAACTTGCAAGCTTGCTTGTGATAGCATTGCTTTTTGTTGTTTTTCTAAAACACCACTTAATTTATTATTAGCAGCAATTCTGTCATCAATAGAAAGTAAATCATTATCTCTAATTTGTCTTAACTTTTCTGCTTGTCTATCATATTGTTCAACTAACCTACCTTGTTCAGCTGCAGCTAATATTGCTGAATTTTGTAATTTAACATTTGCTTCAGATGCTTTAAAAGTTTTAACTGCATAATTTCCAATAGCTTCAGCAGCATCTCCTATTGCTTTTTTACTTCTATCAACTGTATTATTAACTCCAGTTAAAACATCAATAGATTCTTTACCAGCTTTCTTTACAGATTCCATAGCTCCTGCAAAATCACCTTCAAATACTTTTTTAATTGATTCACCAACGTAACCTATTGTATCTAAAAACGAATTAAATCTTTCAATTAAATTTTCTTTAACTAAATCACCAAACTTTTGTAAATATTTTGTAGGATTTTCAAATACATCTTTAAAAATTTTAATAACAGATGGAAAATTATCCATTACAAAACCAAACAAATCATTAAATGCAATAGACAAAGCACCAATAACAGTATTAAATGTGTCTACTACTTTTTGATTCTTACCTAATACTTCTTTAAATAAATTAAAGGCTTCCATTACTAAACCAATACCAATTGCTTTAATAGCTAAACTCATTCCTTTAAATCCATCTGCTAAAGATTTAACTCCTGCTTCAGCATTTTTAGTTGATTGCTGTATGCCTTTTATTTCGTCAGCAGTATCTTCAAAAGAATTACCTAATTTTTTAACATCTTTAGTTATGTTATCTAAATTGCTTTCTATTTTTAATGTAACTACTTTATTTTCCATTGTCTTTTTATTTGTTCAAATCCTTGTTTCCAAGTAGTTGTTAATTTATATTTTCCTTTTGCTATTTCTATTACTTCGCTTTGTCCGTAATGTTCGTGCAATGCTAATAAATCTAAAATGTTTTTTATCATAATGTTCTTAAGTCAGTTAATAATTCAAATGATGCTTCACCTGTTGTTAAATCAGTTGTGAATGAATTTATAATATATCTTTTATCTCTTATTAGAATCCTATTGTTTAGTTTTAAAGAAGTTAAAATAGAAATAGGTAATACAGCACTAACTTTTACTAAACGTGCTTTATAATCAAATATATTTCCTATGTATTTTGAATAATAAGTTTCATATAAACTATTAGTTATAACTTGATTTGTTAATGTGCTTTGTTGGTCAGGAAAATTTAACGAATAAGTATTTCCACTTATCAATAATTCTTGTCCAAAAGCTTTGTAACTTGTATGACTTGTACCGTTTCCACTTAATGCATTTGAAAAATAAAAATTTGTACTCGTTAAACTTGTTAACGATGTTGGGTTATAATCATATAAAATTATTGGCTTAGGTATGTATTTTTGTAAATCAGTTTTTAAGCAATAACCTACCTGTAATTTATCTTTTAAATTGTTGAAATTTAAATCTTCAAAAGGTAATTTAATTGAATATTCTTCTCCATCGTTATTTGTAGTATATAATAAATTACCATATTCAATTCCATTGTTTGAAAGAAAACCTACATTAACTAATGATTCTGATTTTTCATATAAGAAGTTTATTTTCTTATAAGTTTTTACTCTTGTTAAATTTGTACTATCTGATTTAATATATTCTGATAAATCAATAATATTACCTAAATTGTAATAGTTTTCTAAAGTATCTATTGTATAATTTACACCATCACTTGAATAACAAGTAAGATTAAACATTTTTAAAATACCAGCAAAAAAGTCCTCAATTTTAATCTCTGGCATATAACTTGACAATTGCAACTTATAAAATGGAGTTTCTAATAATGGAGCATTTACATAAAAATAATAACTAAAATCGCCGCTAATATCCTCGTAAAAAGATTCTACTTCAATCTGTGCATCATACTCAAAACTTTGTTTCGAACCTATGTAAATCTCGAAATAATCATTTGTGGCAAATCTATTGGTTGTATTTTCTATTGTAAAATAATTAGCAACTCCTGATATTGTAGTAAATGTATCGGAAGTAAAATACAAAGCTCCATTTCTATAAATATAAATAGTATATAATTCCCCACTTACTGAAGGAGTTATTTTTAAATTTGCGTACTTATTTGTAAATATATAAGAACCATAAGATAAAGGAGCTGTATAATTATTGTTCAATCTTTGAGTCGTTAAATTATACTCATATCCTGTCTCTGCAACTTCTCCCGTTTCATCAAATAATATTCTATCTAAATATTCTTTCTCTGAAAAAGTATCAGCATTTTTTAAATATAAATAAGCGTTTCTAAATTTTAAATCTATTAAAAAATTACTTGGATTTTCAACAGTTCCACCTAAATTAACATTAAATTTTTCTTCAATCATACTGAAAATTGAATTTAATCTTATTGCAGGAAATAACTCGTTGTATCTTATCGGGTTTGCTATTAAGTTAATATTATCACCACTACCATAGTTCCAATACCTATCAGATGAGATTAAAGGAAACATTACATCGTCGCTATTTGCAGCGGTAACTACTTTGTCTTTTACTATGTTACCAGTGTAAAAAATATCATAGTTACTACTATTTAAATCCTTTAAAAATAACCCTGCAAATTTGTCTTTTAAGCTTCCTAAGTTACCGATAAAAGTAATTGAGTAGCTTTGTGGATAATTATCTTTTATATCGCACCCCTCAAGTTGTATTTTACCAACTCTAAAAGGTATCGTATCTAATTCAATATAGGCATCAGCCTTTATTAAAGTATTGAATTGACTATCTAAAGAATTTTCGTACCAATGTTTAAAAATCTTATTATTGTTTTTAGTAGCAGGAACCGTAAATGTTTGGCTAAAGTCTGAATATGTTTTTGAAATATCATTTATATTTTGAACAGAACTTGTTACACTTATTTTTTCATCGTTAAACAATTCAACTCTTTTAGCTTGTAATGTTGTACCTAATAAACCACCTAAAGTTTGTAATTCAGTTAATAAACAATTACCACTTTCTAAAGTACCACCTGCAGCATAAACTCTTGTTCCAAAATTATCAACTAATACACTTGATAAATCAACTACATTATCTGTGTAAATATATAGTCCTACATTTATCATTATACTATGTTATTTATTAATTCAAAAGCGTATTCAAAATCAATTTCAAAGTTTATATTTTTATCTAACAAATCAGTCTTATATGTGAATGATTGTGTTTTAACTTTTGCAGGTTTGTTATCAATTAAAATAGTTTCACTTAATAATAAATTTTGTATTAATTCATTGTAAGATTCAGTAACCCAACCTGTATTGCATTTAATAGTTTTATTTCCGTTGATATTAAATACTTTGCTTTGTCCTCTATATACGTTGTAATTAATTGCATCAGGTAGTAAATTATAATCAGAACCTTTAACACTTATTGAATTGCTTTGTGCTTTATAAAATGTTAAAAATTCCCAACCACCAAATGAATTTATAAACGAACATTCAACTGGCGTGTACTTACATTCTTCAATAGGATATGTATAAAAAATATTTAAAATAGGTGCACCAAACGTTTGATAACTTAAAGTTAATTTACAACCATTTACAAAATTTCCATCTACAGGATTTAAAGTCAATGGAACTTTTAAATTAAACACTCCTTGTTGAGAAAATAAAAGACTTTGAGTTACTGAATAAACAATGCCATCAATTCTTTCATAAGTTGCATTTAATATACCGAATTGGTCTTTAAGAACCATAACATTAACATAAGGGCATTCTGCTGGAATAGCTTTATTGTAATTGCTATTTATGTTTTTATTTTTTAATATTTTTACTGCAATATTTTCAGCAACTTGTGTTCCATTTACATATTCTGTAAATCCTTGTACACCTACATAAGTAACTGTATTTACTAAAGTATAAGTAGAACCTATTAATTTATATTTTTTAACTTTACAAAAACACCAAGCATCATCGTTTTCTATTGTAGTTGTATGAACTTTTACAGGGTTTATAATATCTATAAACTCATTTATATAGTTTGATATATTCCAATCTAATCTTCTTTGTGATATACTTGGAATTAATTTGCTTAAGGTATGTGTTGGCGTTGCAGGTTCTGTTTCATCTTTGTGCCATAAAAATAATTCTATCTTACCACCAATTTGAGCAACCTCATCTATAGTTACAAAATACGGACTTCTTGTTTTTATAATATTCATTTTTTATGATATTTTGTATTAATCAATTCTTCATCAATATAAATTTCTTCTTTACAAACATCAAATAAATTAATGTAACTTGTTGAATCAATTGTTGAATCCTTTGTAATTATAAACGATGGAGTTTCATCATCTGCATTATAAATTTTAACTATGTTCATTTTAAATCTTTTAAATTATAATCTATCATTGTTTCTATATCTTGTCCAAATGCTTTTAATAAATCAATATCAATGTATTTCTTATATCCTTCTTCAAATGGTTTAGTAAAAAACAAACTTGGTTTAATTCCTTTATGAAATATACTTCTTGTAATTAAATAAGCAGTTGAATCATAACTTAAAAATCTACCTGACTTTCTATCACGAAATTGAAATCCTTTTTGTTTGACCCATTGATTTATTCCTTTAGTTAAACCACCTTTTTTACCTGTACCTGAACCAAATTTAAATGGACTATTAGGTGCTTTATTAGAACTTGTTTTACCTTTAACACCTTTGTCTACAAATGCACCATAATCAGCCATCTGAAAACCTACAATAGTATATCCGTTTTCAGTTACTACTTCGCCTTTTAAACTATTATATAATTCCTTAGAATTATTTTTACCACTTTTAGATAGATTACTTCTTGATTGTTGAATAACATAATCCCTAAAACGCTTAATAGTCTTTTCTACTTCTAACATATGGTCATTGAATTTTGTATTGCAATATCAAATGTATATGTAACACCAGCTATTTTATTTTCAAATCTTTCAGTAAAGAATTCTATGTTTGCAGTACCATTTACAAGTTCATAATCTTCACCTAATGAACCACGATTTAATACTTCTAAGAATCTATTTGCAACTGCTAATTGTGTGTTTAAAACATCTTGCTCATTATCATTTCCTATAAATATATCTGTAACTTCTTGTTTGCTTTCATCTACTATATCCATACTTAAAATAGATATATTATAATTCAATACTGGTCCTTGATATGAAACTGAATTCACAATAATATGACTCAAAGGAAATATAGTTTGTTTGTTTAAATCAACTTTAAATATATCACCAGTTGTAACTGTGTTTACAAAAATATCTTCCTGTAATTGATTCTTTATAGCTTGTGTTATTTCGTAGAATGTACTCATTTATTTCTTTTTATTAAATCTGATTCTATTTGATTCTTTTGCTTTTCAAAAGTTAAATATGTTAAACATTGGTTAATCGGTAATTCGGTAATTCTATCAAAGTCGATAATGTTTCCTTTAGCAAGAGCATAGATTGAACTATACCAGCCCCACCTTTTTCCAAATTGTGTTGTTGCAGAATATTCTGTATCTCCTTGTCCTTCTCCAAATAAGTCATCGTACTGCTCAATAGTTCGTTGCCTAAATTGTAAAAAAAAACCGTTGCACCAAATACAACATCAAGTGGTGCGTGTTTCATCACATCAGAATAAGTTATAGAACCATTATACTTTTCAATATCATACGTGCCATTTAAACCATTCTTTGTTATTGGTCTATATAATACTGCCATTGCTTTATGTATCTGCTCCCAATCGTTTATATATGTATCTAAATCTGTATATTCTCCAAAGGTCATATCATCTAAGTTAGGTATAAACCCAAATTCAACACCACCCATTTTAAATTTAAGTATATGCTTATGTGATTTAACATCAAACATTCTACCAAGTGATTCAGTAATTTCTATTACTTCTTTGTATCTTATTTCAGCTACTTCTTTTAAATCTATACCACAAAACGTTTGAACCATTTTCTGATGTAGAAATTCTTCATCTGTATTATCTTTAGCTATCTTTAAAAACGCTTGATACTGTGATAACTTAATTTCATTTAATTCTGTTGGTATACTAATTTCTAACTTCATATTATTGTTTTTTATTATAATAAAATAAAGTTGTAATTGTATTAAACAAAAAAAGGTAGCCATTTCTGACTACCTAATTTCGATTATAAATTAACCAATTTAATTTTCTGATTCGTATGCTTTTTTACATTCTTTATTGCAATAAGTCTTTTCAGATTCTTCACCACAATATAAACATTCATTTTCTAATTCTTCTGCTGGATATTCATTCATAGCTTTTTGTTTTTAATTATAAGCAAATATAATACTTATGTTTTAAATAAAATACATTTAACATAACTTTAACTATTTAAATAAGCAGAAGCTATTAGATACATTTGCTGCATCTTTTTAATTTCACCTACATTTCTTGGTAAGTTAATCATTACTTCTACATTCTTAACGTGATGTATGTAACACTGTATTGCTGCAATCATTTGTCCGTATGTCATAATTAATATATAAAGTAATTACCTTTGTTTGGGTTTTCTAATTGGCTCATAATAGCGTACCTCATAGCATCTATTGCGTGGTTATAAGAATCAATTGGCTTGTTCATTTTAACACCTGTTTTATCTGTTAGCCAAATGTAATTTCTTAACTCGTTAATTAAGTTCTTACTGCGTGATGTAATGTATATCTTGTTCTGATTCATTAAATTAATACCATACACAATTGAATCTTTACCTTTTGATACTGGCAATATATTATGTCCGTATGTATTTAATTCTGCTATTGATTTAGGTTCAGCACTATCAGCATATACTATATCATTTACTTCATTTGCTTTTAATAAATTAGATATATCGTTGTTTAATAAACCTTTCTTATAAATCAATTCATCAAATATGTAAGCATCATTGTATTTATACATTGCTACTAAACTTGTAGGGTCATTACTATAACCAAAATCCATTCCATAACATAATATTCTTGCATCTGTTGGCATATCTATTTCATTCCAATCTGTAATACATACGCCTTCTAAACTACCTGTTTGTCCAAGTCCATATACTTGCCACCAATTAGCCCAATAAGTAGATGTCAATGCTTTAACCTTTGCTGATTCTATTTCTTTTATTATAGTATCACTTAATGCTTCATTATCTAAATAAGTTAATGTAATAAAGTCTACATTATCTTGAGTTAATATTTCTTTGTCTACCCAAAATGAAGATGCTGGATTGTAATCTAACCATATATCACCTGAAGTTCTAATTGCCATTTGATAATATGAATCAAAGTCTATATTATTACATTCGTTTACATATAATATGTTTCTTCTTGCACCACGTAATTTATCAGGTTGGTCTACACTAAAGAATTCAATATAACTTCCATTTGCAAATGTGTACTTTAACGTACTCTTATTAAAGTTAGCATCAGTATATCTACCTAATGCCATTATAATCTTTAAAAAGTCTTTTAATGCACCTCTACGTAAATGTGGTATTGATTCTGATACTACACTTATTTCAAGCATAGGTTCTTTTATTGCTTTGTCAATTAACAAAGGTAGAATGCCAAAAGTTTTACCTGCTGATGTTCCACCTCTTATAACCTTAATACGTTGCTTTAAACGTAATAACTTTCTTATTGCAGTAGTTACTATAAATTCCATATAATAATGTCTTAAATGTCATCAAACATATCTACATTAAAGATAGGTTGCTCATTTGTTACAGTTATGTCTTTCGTTTCTCTTGGCTTACCTGCATAATAGTTGTAGAATAATTGTGTGAATTTAAAATCACCATTCTCTAATCCTTTTTCTAATGCCATAAATGCTAAAGGTTCTAATGCAGATAACTTTTCAATTAACTTAACTTCTTCTGATTTTGATTTACGTCCAGCATTTTCTCTTTTGCCACCGTAATTAGTTTTATTTTCCATCTTGAAATAATTTGATTATTCAATTTAAAAATAAACATTTTTGTTTATTGTTTATATTAGTTCATCAATAGCTATGTTATGATGTTGTAATAATTCATATATCTTTTCATATACTATTTCAATACCATCTTGTTGAAATTCTGATGTAATAGAATCGTTTAGTTGATTGATTAAACCTTTCTTAGTATTATATACCAATTCAAAAATAAAGTTCGCCATATCTAATGCTTTAACTGTTGCAAGATATTCTGAATTATCTTCAGGTAGATTAAATTCTAATATTGCTTTCATAAGTTTATTTGTATTTTAATTGTTGGACAACTCATTTTGTGAACTCCATTTGTTTGATGACAGTATTCACATTCTATTTCCCAATAGTAATCACATTCTAAACCATCATTAGGTGGTTTACAGAAATAAGATTGTCTATATTGATTTGGTTCTGCTTTATATCTGTAACACGTTGAACTTAGTTCGCAGTTGTTACCACTACACATTGTTATATCTGGCATAATTATTTATTTATATTATTAAATATTATTCTATTTGGTAATATATCTTTACAAATATAAACACTTGAAAAAGGAGGATTTAAACTTGGTTTTTGGTCATCATAACTTTTAAAATAACTTATTCTTTTATCAAAATACATTATTTCAAAATTATTTTCTTTAAACATTTTAAATCTTTTTTTGCTTTCAAATAATCCAACAATTCCAACTAACATAGCAAAAGGCTTTCCAATTTCAAAAAGTTTATTAAATACTTCATATTTTAAAGAATATGGAGGATTAGAAATAACATAATCACATTCAGGAATATTAATATTAAAAAAATTAAATCCATTTTCTATATGTGTATTTATAACTTTGT